AGACTGCATCTTTTGGCGTTGCTTTGATGAATCAAATCAGCGAGGCGAATGTCGTAGACATGCTCCGCATCCTGTGGATACACCGTCTTGTCGCTCTGATAGACCAGTCAGATTTGTCTCTCAATGGCCTGTGACTTTTGCCACCCATTGGTGCGGCGAGTGGGACTACAAAACACTTAGATAAACATTAACCATCCCCGGCACCAGCTCCCCCACGCGCTGGATAAGACCGGGGCTTCATACCTGGGGCAAAGCAGAGGCGTAATGAGCCTCGTACCCGCGTTGCCGAAACACGCTTTCCACTGCTGGGACCAAGCGGTGGGTGACAGAAAGCCTCTGTTTCAGGAAGGTTCCCATCGAGGAGAACGAGTGGCTCCAGCCTGTACGAGGTCACATTCACTCGTTCTAAACACGGCGCTTGTAAGTCCCCCATCCCCTTTTTCATGGTATATTCATAGTGGGACAAACTATTCAAATGCCTTCCAATACGCAAGACACCTTAGCTGGCCTAAGGAAATGGCGACTGGAACGCGACGACACAGGCCCCCACCGGGTCTACCGCGACGGCAAAGGCAACGTTTATACCTCTGTTACACACATCCTCAAAGAGACCAGCGACCAAACCGGGCTGGTACGTTGGCAGGAAAGGCTTGGCGCCGTAGAGGCCAACAATCAGCGGAATGTGGCTGCCACACGCGGCAACATGGCCCACTCACAAGCCGAGTATCTCCTCAAGACTGCCCAGCAGCTGGCACGCTCCACCGCCAACAAGCGCAACGCCATTCACTGGGACGATCAAGCCCTGGCTCGTATCCCCCCGAAGATCACGCAGTGGGCTCTAACCAAGGTCCGCCCCAATGTTCCCCGTGTTGGCTGGAGCGCCTCAGGTTACGCACGCGGCCTCAGCGACTGGATCGCCGAGAACGTCACGGAAATCTTCGCCTCGGAATTTTCCATTCACCACCCCGCCGGCTTTGCTGGAACGTGTGACGGTCTGGTATGCCTCAAGGGCCATTCAGGCATCATCGTGGCCGACTGGAAGACCACGGTCAACCGCAAAGAACTGGATCCCGGCCATTCATACATCCACCAGCTTGGAGCGTACAGCCTGGGACTCCAGCACCTCACCAGCATCCGACCAGCCGGCGGCATCGTTGTGCTGGCACGCCGTTGCGGACCACCCCAAACCCATTCATTAACGCAGGATGAGCTGGTGTACGCAGAAGACGCATACCTGGAGCGTGTTCAGCGGTACTTCGCTCGGGCTGAAGCCCTCGCATAGAACCCATTCATGCAGCCTCGTCGAACGCCATTCATACTGCGCTGGAACGCCATTCATGGCTCGCGAGTTTCTGACACTTTTGTAGTTCGTTTGTACTAGCCTCCATGGTTGTGACTGGGACGCTGCTAGTAGTGGGGGCTGCGGCCTTGGGGCTGTGGGTCCTGTACGGGCTAGCGGGCGATGCTGAGCCGGATGGGACGCATCGAGACGGTCTCAGTGTGAGACGCATGAGACGCAACCGCAGACAGTAGAAAGGCCCCAAGCGGTGAGCTTGGAGCCTAGAGCGGTTCAGCTTCGCACCCAACGCCACCTTTCGCGTGGGGCGTATCGCTCCCATGCGGCCAGCTTTGCCCATGCTTCGGATTCGGTGGCCAGTGGTTCGGTGTCAAAGTTGCGCCAGGGTTGGCCAGGCGTTTTGAATTGGAGCCTATAGGTTTCGCGGTTCATTGTTAAGAGGTGGTTGCGTTGGAACGTTTGCGGGCTTTGCCAGCATCGCGGCGGCGTTGGCGTTTGGATGGTGCGCGCATTTCGAGCGATTCTGGGGAAACTGTGGAATCTGTGGAAATCGCGCAGCGGTCGAGAATCCGCTGGAACTCGTCGGCAGTTCGCAGTTGATGCTGCCGATTGATCAGTGCCGGGAGCGTTTCAAGGTTCCAGCGGCTGGCGCCGATCTTTGACGCTTCGGAACGATTCTCGGCCAGCCAGGCCAGCACCGAATCGGCGACCGGGTGATTCTGAGCGAGCCAGTACTTGTCCGCCCATTCGATCCGAAGCCGGCGCAGATCGTCGCGGGCCTGCTGGCGCTTGTCTCGGACTTCGCGCTGTGTTTGCCATTCGGCCATGGGTCAGGCCTCCCAACCTTTTGTGACGTGCTGGATCAGTTCGCGGGTGTGGTGGTATCGCCAACCTTCGGAAGTGTTGCCGGTTCGGTGCATCTGAGACTCTGCCGCCCATAGCGCGCGCTCGATCCTGAGCCAATGCTCAGGCGCAAGCGTTACTTGCACAGCGTGGTTCGGTGTGGCCATAGGTTCGATCCTGCCCGTGGGTCGGGCTGGTAGGTTGAACCCTTGCACAGTAGCAGCACGCGCAAGCCTTGGCGCGGGAACTGTTAAGGATTGTCAACGACTGGGCTTTGGCTGGGTTGCGTGGTCTGTATAGTGTGAGGGTATTTAAGCCACCATCCATGGCAAACCGTACTTTTCCACCGCGCAAGCTGATCTATCAGCGCAAGTCTGCCAAGGTCGCGCAATTAACCGTGCTGACCTGGCACGAGTCAGTCAGCCAATGGGGCTCTCAAAACTTCTGCACTGGCACGGCTGCCAAGGTATCTGCCGCGCTGCTTCATTGGGTCCGGCACCTAGAGCGCACTGGCCAGCAGTTCACACTGCTGCAGCAAGACTACCGGCGGCAGACCTTGCCAGCGTGGCAGCAGATTGTGGCCGATGCCAACCGCAAACCCTGGCACACTTGACGACTGGCCGGTTCCGGCCTTACCCTTGCACAGAAGCCCAACCCTTAGGACTCAACCCATGGCAACCATTACCCGCCAGCAGTATCTGGCCCATAGTGCCGAACTACATGAGGCGTTCTTCTTACAGTTCGCCGACCCTTCCTACCGGTCGGCTCTGGCCGGGATGTTCGGCCCGGAAGAACTACTGCACAGCACCGATGAACACTTCAACGACATCCCTCTGGCCCGGTGGGATGATGCTGCGCGTAAGTTGTACCCTCGGGTTAACCATGACAAAGTGATGGCCGCTGGCGCTTTTTACTCTCAAGGTATGGGGGTCTGCATCGCCAAGGCTATGGCCCGGTCGCTTATTTCCTGCTATCGGTGACCCCAGCACCGGCAGACCTTACGGCCCGGCCATTGTGTCGGGCTTTTGTTTGCTCGCGTTGCGGCGCTCGCTTCGCTCGCTTGCAACCTGACAGCCTAAGATTGAACCAAAGCAGGAGAGCTTAGCAGTGATCGAGCAGCCGGAAGCTATCAACGACGCACCGGAAGATCAGCCGGAAAATGTAAAGCAGCAGCGTCCCTATGGCAGGCGCAATCCTGACGCGGTGATCGAAGAGCGTCAGCGCCGGCTTTATCGGCGTCAACTTGACGGTCTGACGACTCGGCAGTTGGTGCTCGATCACGCGGCACGCGAAAGCATCAGCGAAAAGACCGCTTGGATGGACTGGCGAGTTGTTACAAAGTGGAACGCGGAGGATTGGGAGAAGGATCGAGAGGCTTTGCTGTCACGACTCCAGGGGATGCGCTTTCGTGCCATCAACGCGGCGCTGCGAAAGGGTCAGCTGCAGACCGCTGCTCAGTTGATGGACAGTGTTGGCCGCGTGTTGAATGAGTCCGGCATTGAGCAGCAGGCAGCAGCAGCGCCACAGCTGCAGATCACGGTCGAGGACCGCAGGCAGCCATAAGCAACGTTAATGTGTAACAAACCTTGCCCTGGCTGCCAGATGTGCAAGAATACAGAGCAAGGGGGAACGGCTGGCCCAATGCCGCCCCGCCACTGACCCATGCAATCCCTGTTCCTGTTCCTACTGTTCCCGCTGTTAGTGCTGATTGGCGTCACCCTATGGGCGACTGAATCCCGCCAACAGCGCATCAGGCGCTGGCACGCTGCCGGTCTGAGTCAGCGGGCGATCGCCGCCCGGCTTCGAATCACCCGCCACAGAGTCCGCGTCGCCCTGGCTGCCTCATGATCCGCACCACCACCGCGCTAGCGCTGCTCGCGCTCGCAACCTGTACCGCCAACCTTCCCCTCGCCGTTGCCTGCCTGGCCGGTGGCCTAGCCATTGGCGCCACCATCCGGGAATGATAATCGTTCTCATGCCAGCCTCTCCCTAGCCAGCCGGGGGGAGGTTCGCGTTTCTGTGGCCGGGTACCGCCGCTAAGGGAACCTACTGATACATTCGCAATTCTTTCTACTGTTACACAGCCCCTAGGGGGGAGTGTTGCAAATTCTGTAATACCCTAGAAGGTACCCGTCTACTACAAATGCCCCAAGAGGCTGGTGCGCTATCGCTGAGATATGCCCAAGGCGAAGTATTTCGCAGCCGCAAACGCTTCAGAGTGCTGGTTGCCGGCCGCCGCTTCGGAAAAAGCTACCTGTCGTGTATCGAATTGCTGCGTGGGGCAATCGAGCGGCCGGGCGAAACATTCTTCTACGCAGCCCCTACATACCGGATGGCGAAAGACATTGCCTGGAAGGTAATGAAAAAGCTGGTCCCAAAAGCCTGGATCAAGAGCAAGAACGAGACCGACCTAAAGATCGAACTGGTCAACGGCAGCACGATCGAACTTAAGGGCACCGAAAACGCGATGGCCCTACGCGGCCGAAGCCTCGCTGGCGTGGTGCTCGACGAAGCCGCCTTCATGGACCCCGAGGTCTGGTTCGAGGTAATCCGCCCCGCCCTCGCCGACAAACAAGGCTGGGCCTTGTTCATCTCCACCCCAGACGGCACCGCCAGCTGGTTCTACGACCTCTGGTGTTACTGCGAAGAAGGTGATTCCGACTGGAACCGCTGGCAATTCACCACGATCGAGGGCGACAACGTCCCGCCCGAGGAGATTGAAGCCGCCCGCGCCCAACTCGACGCCCGCACCTTCCGCCAAGAGTTCGAGGCCAGCTTCGAGAATCTAAGCGGCCTTGTCGCCGTCTCCTTTGGCGACGCCAACATCAGCCCCGAATCAACCGATATTTCAATCCTTCCACTCCTTTTGGGGGTGGACTTCAACGTCGACCCAATGTCAGGCATCTGCGCGGTCAAAAAGGACGACACCCTCTACGTTTTCGACGAAATCATGCTGACGGGTGGCGCCACCACCTGGGACTTCGCCGAAGAAGTAACCCGCCGCTTCGGCGTGGATCGCCGCATCATCGCCTGCCCGGACCCCACCGGCGGCGCCCGCAAAACCAGCGGCGTGGGACTAACAGACCACAACATCCTCCGCCGCAGCGGCTTCACAGTCTCCAGCCCCAAATCCCCCTGGAAAATCCGCGACAAAATCACCTGCGTCAACACCGCCCTCCTCGATGCCACTGGAACGCGCCGCACCATCATCCACCCGCGCTGCAAGGAACTCATAAAATCCCTCCGCACCCTGACCTACACCCCCAACACTGGCCTCCCCAACAAAAACCTCGGCGTCGACCACGCCTTCGACGCCTTCGGCTACCTCTGCCTCCAACAGTTCAACCTAGTCAACTACGCCAAACTGGGCACCACGAACTACCGCCTGTACTGAGTCCCCGTAGACTGGGTCTAT